CTTCATTTTCCAGTGTTCCATCCTGTCCACACCTCATAGAATCCACCTGAATCGTCGGCGGGTTATATTCCACGACTGTCACTTTTGCAGTTTTTTCCGCCGTCCGTCCTCTTGTATCACGGATCTTCACCGTCACGTCCATGATCCCGTAGTCTTCCAACGTATATGACTGTGGCAACGCAGAAGGTGTTCCATAATATGTCCTGTCATTCAGTTCCATATTGACTGATACAATATCCGCACCGTATGACTTTGTGATATTCGCTGCGGTAATGGCTATATTGCTGTTATGTTCCACGAACATCCCCCACGCCGTAGGGACACGCCCTTTTGTATCTGCGATGGATATGGAATTGATCACCGGGACACAATCATCCGGGACTGTCGCCCTCACCGCAGTATCCCTTGATTGATATACCTGTGATCCAAACAGCACTTGAACTGAAAGTGTGCAGGATCCCGCTGTACTGTTTTTTATCTCTTCATTCCAGCTTTTCGGTATGGTGTAGCTTGTATTGATCTTTGTCGCCCCTGACGTTTTTTTGTCCAGCGTATACGACTTTGATCCAATCGCCCACTTGAATCTGTACGTTGCATCAGATGATAGTTTCACAGAAAACAGTGAATCTTCATTTGCATTTTCTATATTGATAGGAACTGCCGTCTTTCCATCAATCTCAAATTCCGAAGCCCCCGGATCAAATCCATATTGTGCAAATGATCCCAGATCGTAAAATGAAAAGGTCATTTCTGTTCCTTCTTGTGTCGGATTCTGACCGTATACAATTTTGAAGAATGGTTTTCTGATCGTCAGCTTTGTTCCAATGTTCAGTGTTGCTTTTTTTACCCATGTTCCTTGTGCTACGATGGTATTTAATGTAAAGTAGGAATTCACTGTCCATCTGTATTGTTTTCCATCAATGATCATAACTGATGGCATATCTTCTTTTTTTACGCCCAGCAACCAATCATCTTCATTTTGCGTGAATGTTACTGATGTGATTGTTGTTACATCTCCGCTGACATTCCCGGTGAAGACAGCCTTCGCATATATACTTGTGACTGGTACTTCTCTTCTTGTCGTACTCATACTTTTACTACCTCGAATATTCCATCATCGTCGATCAGCTGTCTGTATTCCTGTTTCTGTTTTTGCCTTTTGACGCTCTGTGTTGCCGTTTCTTCCACCTGCTCCGCTTCTCTCCATTTCACACCCATCCCGTACTGTGTGGATATGAAATCAAAGTATCCGCCGTCGTCTGCTGCTCCGACTGACCATCTTCGCACCGCTTCGACATTTTCAATGTGTAGCTTGTTGTACTGCACATATGCCACCGGAACGCCTTCCTGTCTGAATTCCAGTCTTTTGTCTGATAGCAATGTTGAAAACGGCAGTCTCCCGCCATCTTGCTTTTTTCCGATCTCCATTCCATCATCCGTGTAATGGAAATATGTTTCATTCTCTCTTCTGAATTCTTCCAGTTCGTCGCCCTGCGATGTCACAGTTTCTTCGACCGACTTAATAGACATATCAAATGAATTTGCAGTCTGATTCAGTGCTGTTGAATATTCATTTGTCATTCTTTCAATGGTCTTTTCATTCAGCTGCGAAGCATAGTCTTTCGCTTCCTGTTCTGCTGCATAGGTCAGATCCCTTTGTTCTGTTCTGACCTGTTGAACCGATGTCATGATCCCGCTTTCTGAAGATTTAATTGCAGCTTGTGCCTGTTCGATCGTCCAGTATCCTTCATTCAGCGTTTTCTTCGTCCTTGCCTGTGCCTGATCCACTGCATCGGACTTCATTTTTTCTTCTGTTTCTTCCTGAAGCTGCGCAAAACTCTTTGTCACATTAGAAAGTTCACAGGTGTTTTTATCCGGATGCTGCGGATATTCCGTCATCTTCACGATCCGCTGTTTTTCTTTTGTAGCTTCCGTTTTTGAAATTAGATGCACTGTATCACCGATGTCATATTCCAAAATGCTGTATTCCTTTTTCTGCGATGCCAGATCCGCAACGTCAGCTGTATATGCTGTATACGGCTTCGATGCTGTGTCCAGCTTCGCAGTCGCATCTTCAATTAGATTTTCCGTGATGGTATATCGTTCATCTTTCCAATAGCGCGGAATCACTTTATCTGAATACTGATGATTGTCAATATACGGAACCCCCAGCATAATTTCCGGTGTGATCCCATCTTTTCCCACTGGATAAATTCTTGTGTAGAAATCATATGTATCTGATTTCAGTGTCAACTTCCGCAGGTTTAATCCTTCTATGAAATACGCTCCGCGATCCATTCCGATCGCTTCATATAGGTCTATTTTCTTCTGGATACTGTCGATCTTGCATTCGCATCTGTATGTGTCCATAACCTCCTGAAGTACATCCCAAGCATTGCACGTTTCATCAATGCTGACTGTTCTTCGCTTTGTTACTGTGCAAATTCCGACCGTCCAACCCGTTCCATCAAAAGCGAATTCCAAGCAGGCACGCGCCGTCTGTGTTACGCTCTCAAATCCATACAGAAATTCCTGTGATTCCAGTTCTTCTATATTCAGCTGTGCTACATAACTGTTTTTATTTTCTCCTGTGTTTATTTCCTTCAGAACATATTCATCATCTTTTGTCCTGATATAATATTCAGCCCGCAGATTTTCAATTTCTGATCCTGTTTTCGGATAACTGAATGAAATCTGCTTATCTCCGGATGATAATGTTTTTTCAATTTTCAGATCATCCGGATCATCTATTCCTGCAATTCTCCGGTGCTGATCATCATATATTTGAAGCATATATCATCCCCCTTTATAACCACATCGGGGAATACCTAACTGTCACCCTTGCGCCATTCGTTGAAAACGCAAGGTCATTTCTTCCCGTTTGCAGTTTAGGGAACGCCCACAGATCCACGGATCCGAAAGCGTTATCCCCTTCCTTTGTTATTTTTCCGGTCTTCCCGTTAATCACAATCGTTTCGCCATTCATCAGGCTTTCAATAGTGTACGGTTCCCCGTTTAGTGTTATCTTATAGTTTGTCAGATCCGCTTTTGCTGTCACTTCAATAATGCAAGGTGTGTCCCGGCTTCCTTCTGCGTACAGCTTTCCTTCCAGTTTCTGATCAAATAACGCTTCCGCTTCGTCGTCAAAAAAGAATCCATCAAATTCTAATGTCAGAATTCTTTTTTCCTTTTCAAGCGTTTTTTCGTAATCATCGCCAGTCAGAAACCCTTTATATTTTCCTTTGAATCCTCTGATTTCTTCCATAATGCAGGACGACCTGAAATTCTGCATAAAAGATGACATTGTTCTTTCCAGTGTCGCCCTGTTCTTTCCCCTGAAGTATATGGTCATTGTCATAGAACCCAGTGGAATATCTGTGTCGTACTCTGTCGGAAGAAGTGCTTTTGACATCATTTCATAGTTTGCCGTCATCTTCGGGGGCTTTGTTTCTGCCGTCAGCAATATCGCCCCGTATCTTCTGACGTCAATCCCGTTTATGATCATGCTTTACCTCCTCCGTTTTATTTCATTTGTGAATTTTTCTTCCACTTTTGAATATACTTTCGTTGCCACGACTTCGCCGTCCATTGTTACATAGACATATACCGTTGTTCCTGTCATAATTGCATCCAGCTTTTTATCCAGCATGTCGCCCAGTCTGTCATAAAACTGCTTCAATGGAAGGATGGCTTCTGCTCCCGCTTCTCCTCCTGCCAGCAATGTGTCGCCTGCTGCCCCGAATGCGGTCGGTTTCGTCATGATACCGCCGTTCTTATACCAGCTAATGCTGAAATGTGGAACTGATGGCGGATTCAAACTGAATGATCCGCTGATAGACGGATGCGGCAGTTTCAAATGCGGTAATGACCAGCTGAAGTTGAATTTTGATCGGATCGCACTGATCGCATTTCCTACCGCAGTTTTTGCAGCATTGATCGGTGTTGTGATCGCTGTCTTGATTGCGTTCCATGTTGAAGACGTTGCTGATTTCACACTATTCCATACAGAACTTATCGTTGACTTAATCCCATTGATTGCGGATGTCACTGCTGACTTTGCGGCATTGATCGGTGTTGTCACCGCTGTCTTCACTGCATTCCATGCCGTCGATGTTCCTGTTTTGATCGCATTCCAGATTGTTGTCACCGTTGTCTTTACTGCGTTGAATACAGTCTGTACCGTCGTTTTGATCGCATTTACGACAGTCTGCACCGCCGTTTTGATCGCATTCCACACTGTTGTAATGACTGTTTTTATTCCATTCATTACAGGCGTGATCACGCTGTCTTTCATGAAATTCCATGCCGTCTGTACCGCGGACTTTATTGCATTTATCACTGTCGTGAATGTTGTTTTAATGGTGTTCCACACCGTCGAGATCGTTGTGCTGATCGCATTCATCACTGGTGTGATCACATTATCCTTCATGAAATTCCATGCCGTCTGTACCGCAGACTTTATTGCATTTATCACCGTTGTGAATGTCGTCTGAATCGCATTCCATACCGTCGTGATCGTTGTGCTGATCGCATTCATCACTGGCGTGATGATATTATCTTTCACAAAATTGATTGCTGTCTGTACCGCACTTTTGATTGTTTCCCATACGCTTATGATCGTATCTCGACAATTTTCCCAGATAAACCGGAACGGTACGGTTATCAATTCAAATGCGGCTTTGATAACTTCCACTATGAACATGATCGCAACCTGAACCACATTCTTTATTGTTTCCCACACATTAGACACGACATCTTTTACAGCATTAAAGATTGTGCTGATTGTATCGTGTACGGTCGTGCAGAACGCCGTCACGTTTGTAACAATTCCATTCCACACCGTTGTGCAGAATGTTGAAATCCCATTCCAGATTCCTTCAAAAAACGAAGATATTCCGTTCCAGATTCCTTCAAAAAAGGTTTTCACTCCATTCCAGACAGTTTCCCAGTTAGTTCCAAACCATCCAAGAAAAACATCCGCTACGCCTTTGACTGCTCCGATTATTGTTGAAAAATATTCTTTCAGACCATCCCAGACGCTTGAAAAAATTCCTTTTACAGCTTCCCACGCACCAGACCAGTCGCCACTGAATACAGCAGAAAATACATCCCATATTCCAAGAATGACATTGAAAGCTGTTTGTAATGCGATTGCAATCGTATTGAAAGCAGCTTCCAACACTGGTGCAAGTAAATTACAGAATCCGTCCCAGATTGTTTTTATTGCTGACGTCACATCGCTAAATGTAATTCCCAACGCCGACAGTCTTTCACTGATTCCTGCCGCAAATATCGTGAAGGCATCTTTGATCTTCTGCCAGATCGCCGTGATCGTATTTCTGAAATCTTCATTCGTATTCCATAAGTGAATAATAACTGCCGTAATTGCTGCAATCGCTCCCACTACAATCGCCGCTGGCGATGTAATCAATCCCAGTGCTTTCGTGAATACTCCTGAAAATCCGCCTGCTTTTACAAGTCCGGCTGACAGCGTTCCAAGTGCGCGTGATACATTTGCGCTGAACGTGATCACTTTTCCCAATCCCATCAGCATCGGTGCAAGTGCTGCCACAAACATTCCGATGCGAAGAATTGTTTCTTTTTGTCCTTCGTCCATTGCATTCAGCTTGTCCACAAAGTTCTGAATATGTGTCACAATATCACGGATTTTTGGCATCAGAATTTCCCCGAAGCTGATAGCAAGTTCCTGAAGCTGTGACATCAAGATCGTGATCTGCCCCTGAAGATTGTCGTTCATTGTATTTGCCATCTTTTCAGATGATCCGTCACAGTTGTCGATCGCTCCTGCCAGCTTTTCAAAATCTTTATCTGATCCGTTTATAATCGCCAGCATTCCGGACATTGCATTCTTTCCGAACAATGCCGCTGCTGCCTGTGCCTGTTCCGCTTCTGACAGTCCGCCCAGTTTCTGCCGCAACTGTTCCATCAACTCACGCAATGAAAGCATCTTGCCGGAACTATCTGTCAATGATATTCCGTACTTATCCATTGCAGCCGCAACAGTATCTGTCGGCTTCGCAAGGTTCGTGATGGCTCCTCGCAAAGATGTTCCTGCCTGACTGGACTTGATACCTGCCTTCGCCATCA